CATAAGCGTCTTCGGCGGTAAATTGGGTCGGGGAGGCCGAAGTAACTACATAGGTTTGGCCGTTGACTTGTGTCATGCCATTGACGCCGGAAATTGCAATCCCGTCGCCGGGGGCAAAGTTATTTGCAACTTGGATGTCAATAGGATTGGATTGAGAAATTCCAGTAATCGGAATTGGAGTTTCAGTGACAAAAGCGCCATTAGAAACAACTCGCATATAGAAGTTGCCGAATTCTAACATCAAGCCTTGATTGATTGAGAATTGGAATGTAATTACGCGAGGAGGAAATAACCTTCCTGTTTGTTTTGAGAAACCAACAAAGGCTGTTCCAGCGCGGGAATAGGCGCCGCCACGATATGATACGAACATATTTCGCATCGTAGAAGCGCCGACATGAAATTTTGCAAGGTCAACGTGGCCAAAAAGACTAGGGGTAATTTCACCGGAAGAAAATGCTGTGTCAATTAAGGGAATTGCCATTTAATAAGCCGATCCGTCTGCAAAGCCACAAGAATCAAAACCACCAATGCCGCCGCCCGAGCCGAGGCCGATACCGCCGTCGCCGCCGCCCCAGCCATTGCCCCAGCCACCAGTGTAACGACGCTTGAGCCAATCCGGGTAATGGTCGGTAGTAGAGAAGCCTTCATTGCCGTTGGTGATGCGGGCGAGTTCTAATTTATTTTTAACTGTAGCGATAAGTTGGCCACGAATGGTTAGGGCGAATTTTTTATCTTTACCGAGCGGAAGAGCAATTTCACTGGCAAGGTAGGAGACAAGTGCGGCGCGAAAAAGCGGGTCCCACATGTTAGGGTAAGGAACGTAAGCGGTGTAAACACCATGAGCGCGCCGCACATTGGAAAGAATTACTTTGCGGCCAATCGGGCTCGCACCAGGAATTTCCCACCATTGGCCGTCGGCAACATTTGTATCGACGGGGTAGTTATAATCCATGGTGACAAGAAACGGGGCGGGCATGATGCGGATGTGAGTTGTGGCTGGGCTTCCGATAAAGCCGGTTACAAGTGGAGTGTTGGGGATTGAGCGATTGCCAGGAAATTCGTTATTATTTAGATGGTTGTTCCAAGGAACATAACGAACTTTTAAGCAATCGGTAGGGTAGCTATATTCATAAACCCAAGGAAAAGGTACCCTAAAGCCAATGTTTGGAGTGAAGAAGTTATTGTCATTTGGGTTGGTATTAGGTTCAAAAGAACCGATATCGGGGTTTGTGAAGTTTCCATTTTCTTCGCCGCGAAGGGAAGAGGCGAGAAGGTCCAGAGGAGCCTGCTTTCTGGCAAAATCCCAGTGGGCCGCTTGGAGAAGCTGGCGCACACACTCAACATATGCGCGCAAGCAAACTTGGGCCTCGCGCGTACCTTCTTCAGGATCACCAATGACAATATCAACACCAGCCGCATCTAATGCTTGGTTGATAATATCTGCGGGAAGATTAGCCATTATCCTTGCATCCTAGCAGCAATAGTTTCATCCATAGCTTCATCTTGCATTTCTTCCTTTTTACCAGCATCGCCGCTTTGGTCAATTTTGGCGAGGCCGGGCGCAAGCTTGTCGGCGAGGGCGTCAACTAAAGTTTGAACAAATAAAGGTTCCCAGGTTGTCATGTCGGTTACTTGGCCGGTGTAGACAAGAATGGCATTGGGCACGTTGCATACAAATGTTTTGACGGCAGGGGTAAAAGAGTTGTCGTTGATTACGTCAAATACATTTGGGACGGGCGCAAAATTTGGGATGAATATTTGAGAGGATTTGATTGCTCTAATTTTAATACAATCACTCGGGTAAGTATACTCAAAAAACCAAGGCGGTGGAGGGAACTCGGGCGTCCAGGGAACAAAAGGTGAATAGCCGTTTAGGGGCGCTTGTTTTAGTAAAGTGGGGATTACGTTTCTTTCAGCAAATCCCCAGTCATTTGCGCGGAGAAGTTCATCGCGAGTTTGGGCATAGATATCTAGGCAGAACTTACTCTGCCTAGACCCTTCAAACATGTCGCCGAGGCGGCGCGGATAGCCGATTTTGCCAAGGGCGATGTTGCAGATATTTTCGACATTTTGAACGCTGGAAACCATTAACTATCCCTACCCTCACCAACTTGTTCAAAGGCTTGGCCGGAAGACATAAGTTCTCTGGAAGTATCGAGACGAGAAGCAAGTGCGATGGAAAGTTCTGAAGCAAGAAGACGGACGACAGCTTCTTGGAAGAGCGGGTCCCAAGTGGATTCGCTGGGCATGTTTGTCCAGACTACTTGAGCGGCGGGGAGATTGGTCCAGATTACTTTTACTTGGTTACCGCCGACGATAACGTTGCCTACGGCCCAATTAATTGGGAGCGGGTTGTTTATATCGGGGATACCTTGGGGCATTACTTGACGGACTTGAATACCATTTGGAGGGTAGAGGTATTCAAAGAGGTAGGGAAAAGGGGCGACGTTGCCAGAAGGGACAAGAATTGCAGTGTTGCGGGCGTAGTCCCAGCCGAATTGCCGGGCTACTGTGCGGACGCAAGGAAAGTAAAGATTTTGAAGGGCAATGCCTGCGGTTGAGGTGTCGAAGTTGGGTGCCAGCCCGGTTACTGCGGGCTGGTTGTCTCCCATGAGTTGAATTGCTTGGTTAGCAATTGTGTTGGAGGTGACGGGCATGATTAGGTTACCGCTGCGACGTTGATGTTAACGTAGCCGAGAGTTTCAATGGTGATGGATGTCATTGAGCCTGAGCCGAGAAATACTGCGTAATCAACTTGGCTTAGTGAGTTTGTGGCGGATTGAAGGCCGCCGATTTCAAAGGCATTGGTTGTGGGATTGACGATTACGATGTCAAATCTTGAGGTAGTGCTAGGGTCATTGCCACCGGGGAAGATTTTCACATTATCGAAAAGAACACCACCATTTGCGAAAGTTAATTGGAGAATTGGATAGGTGATGAAACCCAGGGGAGTGCCAACAACAACCGGGGTCGGGGTTGTAGCGACGCCGCCAGAAAGGTTTAATATTTCATTTGTCCAAATGAATTTTTGGCCGAATTGGGTAAAGGGCCGGATGTTACTGGAACCATCGGTGAAGATACTGCCGATGTAGCGGAAAGCAGTTGTGCCGGGAGGGGCATTTGCGCCGGAATTTGATGTGTCAAAGTAGACGTCAAAATTGCCGTTATTGATGATTGCGTAGACATGGTACCAAGTGTTTACCATGAGAGTTACGCCAACACCAAAACCGGAGTTTCCTGAACCAGCAACCCAAGAGCCGCCAGTTGTCTTTTTGAAAGTTACGGTATTAGTAATGTAGACGGAAGTAGTGCTATCGGCGGCGACACCGGGCATGATGTCTAAGATTGTGTTTGGCGTGGTGTTATCGTTGAAGATTAGGTATCCGGCGATATATTTGAAAAGGACGAAACCAGAAGCTCCACCATTTTGCCAAGAAGCGGCATTAGGGCCGGTAGCGGTAAGGACTTGACCAGCAGAAGGTGCAGCCGCCCCGCTAGTAACTACTGTGGTTGTGGCTGAGTTAATGCCGTCAACGCCGCCAGGAATAGAAGCCATTTTATTACCTCACAAAGTCATGTTAATTTGAAGACTGGGATTATCGGAATCGCCAGACATTTGTTGTTGGCCCATGACCATACCCCAGCGACTGGCCGCGAGTTGGACTATTACGTCAGCGCCGCCAGTACCGACATTGGCGCCTGCGGGAATGATTACGTTGAGGATGGATTGGTTGGGGCCGGAAAGGGTAAAGGATACGTTAAGGGGAATGAAACTGGATGCAGGAAGGGAACTGATTTGGTTTAAGCCAAGGATGCCTTCTACGTGGGCGGAAGTGTCGGAATTATTGAAACTGGTTAGGACAGTGTATTCAGCATAGGTTGTTTGGGTGAAACTGTTGAAGAAGGGGGCGTGGTAGAGAACTACTTTGATCGGCCACGGGGCATTGTTGAAATTGCCACCTGCGGGGTTTACAGGAAAGATTGGAATACTGAAGGTTAGGTTGGTAGAGGCTACCATTGCAGCATTGGCAATGAAGACGGTCGGGCTGTTAGTGAAGTTGGGGTCTATATAGTTTTTTGTCGGAGATTGTGTGCCGGAAGGGAGGCCGATTGGAGAAGATACACCGACTGTGCCGCGTGGAAGAGCGGAAAGATAGAATTGACCGCGGGTCGGAGCGGGGCTGTTTAGAAAGTAAGTATTGGCGTCTTCAATAGAAGCAAGAAAATTGGCATTTACACCAGTCGCCCATCCAAATACTTGGCCTTCGTTGATAATACTTTCAATCCAGTCGCCCGTGTTGAAAACGTTGCCGTTAATCATCATCGGAGTGCCGGCGACAATTCCGTTAGTAGATTCAATGCCGCCGGGTTCAAGTTGAAAGTTTTCTACTCGGCGGGCGGTTGTGCCGTTGATTGAGTTCATATAGATGACGTCGCCAATGGCAGCGCCGCCAAGGGAACCAGCAACAGCGCAGTCCCAGTTGCAGCCGTAGATAAAGAAGTGGCTGATTTTTGATTGGCCGATATTGGAAATATTGTCAAAGGTTAAGCGAATGGCGTTGGCGGCAGTTGCGCCAGTGCCGGAGCCAAAACGTAAACCTAAGCCTCGGATTTCCCAAGCCCAAATGTTTGTTTCATTCATGAATGCGGCGGATGTGGCGGTGTTTGGGCCTTGGAGATGGACTTCCATGCCGTGGAAGCCGACGTTGCGGAAACACCAATCATAGCCGGTTAGGTTTTCAATGAATTGGGCCAGGGAAACTTGGGGGTTTAGGAGAAAGGCGGAATTGAAGGAATTGTCTAGAGTAAGGCCAAGAAAATCAGGACTGCCGTCCGGACAAGAAAGAAGACAAAAGCCAGTGGCCATGGCGTCAAGGTAGAGTTGAGTATGGAAGAATTTACTATTGATTTGGCTAGCCGCACCGGGTTGAGGCGGTAGAGCGGTGAAGCAATTGTCGGTGTTGTTGGGGATTAAGAAGACAATTGGACTATTGTTGGCGTTTAGGTTTTTGAGTTGGCAAGTTTGTTTGGTTGTAGAGATGTAGACAAAGCCTTGGAGAAAGGTTCCGCCTTTGCCTTTTTGAATGGTAAAAAATTCAGTAAGGGCGGCAGAGTCGTCTGTGCCGTAGACGAAATGCGCGCCGGAAATTGTGCCGGAAATTGGATTGGTGAGGGTGATATTATTAGTGTTAGTGAATGTGGCAATTGTGGTGATTAGAGTAGCGCCAGAAACTCCCGCGCCGACAATTCCAATTACTTTGCCAACATCATTAATAGAAAAAACAGCGGTCGCGCTGGAAAAATTAACGCCCGAGCCGGTCCCGTCGTCAAGAATTATACCATTTCCAACCGCGCCAAAAGTCTGCGGGGTAACTAAAGGATAAGTATTTGGATAAGCCATTTGATTCTCCTGATTACCAAGTATTCCACTGGGTACCATTGAAGGTTAAATTGATTGACTGATGACCTTGATTTAATACGAAAGTTGTAAAGCCGTCAATCAATTTTCCATTGCCGTTAATGGTGATGTTGTTAATTCCAGCGTCGCCTTTGCCATCTTTGATGATTACAGTTTGACCAGTGGCGGGAGTGGCAAGTAAGAGGACTGTGGTTGGAGAACCTACAGCTTTGTTTATTACTACGAAATAGCTGGAAGGGGTTAGGGTGATTGAGGTGCCGGTTGTGGTGACTGAGACGGGGATGATTGTGTTAGCGGTGCCACAATCTGAGAGAAGGGTTCCAACTGTGTTTGCCCAACAAGCTAAATCGCCAACAACGGAAGTTGAAGGGCCGACAATTCCGCCGATTACGAAGGGGAATTGGATCTTTACGCCATTGACAATGAATTGAAGGGGCAGGGGAGTGGCGGTGCCAGCAGCCCCATAGTCGATTAGGCCACCGCCCTGGGAATTAGCGGAGAAACAAAGGAAATGGTAGTTTGTGCCTGTTGCAGGGCCGTCATAGTCACAAAAGTTAGTTCCTAGAGGGCCAGTACCGGTAGCGATGAATGGAGGGGTGCCGGTGCCGATGGCGGTAAGGGAGAGTTCATTTGGGGTTGTGCCGACGTTGCCGCCGCGCGCGGCCCCAGCGTCGCTAATAGTCGGCGGGCCAAATCCTCTATTGCTGTATTGGGCTAAATGGCCGAAAACCCAAGGACCATTTTGGAGAACAGGGCTTTGGGCAAAGGTACTATTTGAGAAGAGAAAGGAGAATAGTGCAAGGGTTAGAATCTTTTTCATAATAGTACCTTTTGGGTTTTATTGTAGAACAGCGATGTTCCAGGTTTCAGTGTTGATAGTTCCAGCAACGCCAGCACAGACGCGAAGGCTTATGGTATTGGCGGAAGAGACCCAAGCATTGATGATGTATGGGCCGGGGTCGGATGCGGGGGTGGCGATTACTTTGCTGGAAGTGGTTGCGCCGGTAATTGTTGCGGTAACTGTAGAAAGACAACCGCCAATGGCAAGAGTTCCACCAGGGATGGATACGGTGCCTGTGAGCGGGGCGGCAGGTGTGCCGGTAATTGCGGAATACGGAATTGAGGAAATGCCATAACCGGAAATGGTTGTGGGGGTATTGGTTATTACAGACCAAGGAACTGAAGTTATACCGTAACCGGATAAGGTTGTGGGGGTGTTGGTAAGTTGAGCCCAAGGAACTGTTGTGGATGAAGGTAGAGAAGATGAATAGGTTAAAAGATTAAAGTTGTTGTAAATTGCTAAAGTATTTGGAGAGGGTAGGGTTAGAGAATTTACAGAAGTTAAAGAAGGAAAGGTTGGGTATGAGGCATTTGCGCCGGTCAAAAATGTGTCTCGGGCCGAAACAGCACTTGTGTAATAATTACACATTGCTGTGGCATATTCAAGAAATTGTTGGATTGTGAAGGTATGATTGATGTTGTTTATATCGGTTAAGTCAATTGTGGTAGCGCCTGTGGAGAAAATGCCACGAGTGGTAAGGGAAATTACTTCTGTGGAGATTTGGGCGAGGTAGGAGAGACCAAAAGGATAGGTGTAGGTTATTGAGGAATTACAGTAGGCGTCACCTGGGGTGCAGGTGATTGTTATGTTTGAGTTGATAATGCTTTGAAAGTTATTGGCTTGATCGATGTTTAAGGCGGCGGTTGAGTATGTATTAAGTGTGGTTTGGGATGGTTGGGTGCCAAGATCGGTTGTGTTCCAAGAACAAATTTGTACAGGGCCATCGCCTATTTGGCAAGTAGACCAATCGCCAGGGTTAGATGTTATATTATTAAGTTTGAGATAGGCGTTAATTAGATCATTTTCACTTGGGGATTGGGCGAAGGTTGGGAATTGGGATAAAGTTAATATGAAGATATATAATAATGTACGGATGGTCATAGTAATCCTCACTGAAGTTGAACAGTGCTGGAAGGAAAGGTTGCGCTTCCACCGTGTTGGAGGGTTATTAGGGCAGATTGTAGGGAATAGGAATAATTATACATGGCGGTGGCAAATTCGGCCCATGCGGACATAGTGAAGGTGTGGGGAGCGCCGGACATGTCAAAGTAGTTGAAAGTGGTGCCGCCACCGGGGAAACCACGACCAGCGGCGATGGCAGCTTCTATTGCAGTTATGTTTGTTTGGGCGGAAGCGTTATCGATATTGGGGCGTTGGAAAGTTGTGGCTACGGTATAGGTTCCGGTGATTGCGGGTGTGCAGATGGAGGAATTTGAAGCGCAAGTAATTGTTAATCCTTGGGAGATTTGGGAATTGTAAGCAAGTTGTGCGGAGGTGGAGTTTATTGCGGAAGTTTGTTGAGATTGAAAAGTAGGAATTAAAGAAAGAAGTTGGGAAGATGTGGGTTGGGGGCCTAAATCAGTTCCCCAAGAACATATGCCATCGGTGGAGATTACCGGCGTTGGGGATGGATCACAGGTTTGGTAGTCTTTAAAAGTGATATTGTTTTGGGAAAGAAAGAGGAGGACTAAATCGTTTACAGATTGAGCGTGAAGGATGGAAGGGGAAAGGGTGATAAGAAAAGTTAGTGCTAATTTTTTCATGGGTTTCTCAATTGCTAATGCCATAGAGGGAACAAATTCCAGTTGTTATTGTGCCTGTTGTTGGAATTAAACGAATTGCAGTTTTTGGTGTTGAAGATGCAGTAGCTTCACCGGCCATAAATAAAGCAAACGTTAGAGGCGAATAATAACCGGTTCCTGACATTGCCAAATTAACAGAATTTGTCATTAGAATATTATAAATTGTAATAGAAAAAGAAAGTCCAAATCCTGCTGAATTTAAGTTTTGAAGACCAAAGTCCATAAAAAAGCTTTGAGTATTGGCTTCTCCTCTTGCTGTCAATGTTGGAACAGTATTAACAGTTAAACCTGACCAAGCATAACCAGAAGTTTCAAACGTTGGAGTTGCACCTATACCAAATTGCACACCTGCCGAAGCTGTTCCTGAAGATAAAACAATATCTGCACAATTAAGAAGATAGTTATTAAATGCAGTGCCAAGTCCTGTCCAAGAAAGACTAGCAGAAACTGATGCAGTTTGGGTGGAGATTAAGTTTAGGCCAGAAGGGCCAGAAGGGTTTTGCCAAGTTGCGGCGCTCGGGCCGGTTGCGGTTAATACTTGTCCGGCTGTCGGAGCTGTGGCTGAGTTTACATTAATAGTAGTCGTGGCTGATTTTAATGCATTTGTTGCGCCGGAAGTAATAGTATTGGCCGCCGTTTCAGAAAGGACGCCAGCAGTGTCTGAAAGTAAATTACCGGAGCCGCCGGTGATTGGCGTAGAGCCAACGGCAAGTGAAGAAGATACTGTGCAGGTACTTCCGAGAGTGCAAGTTTGGCCATTTACTGTTGTTGAGGGGTTTGCTAATTCTGAGTTGGTAATGCTACCATTTGGAAAGGTTTGAGTACCGGTCCAGGTGTTTGCTTTGGCGAGGTTTATGTCTAGGTTAATTGTGCCGGAAGAGGTGACTGGATTTGTGCCGGAAGGGGTTAAGGTAGCATTGGGAGAGGCAATACCAACCGAGGTAACGCCGGAAGTTGTAGCGGCGTTTAGAGTGTTTCCGGTAATTGAGAGATTTGTGCCGAGATTAATTGGCTGGGCTGTTCCGGCAATACCTGTACCACCGTAAAGTTGGTTAGTGGCGGCAAGAGGAAGAACAGCCAAAGGCTGAAGAACACCATTAACATCGATCTGAAACGGCAAGGGGGCCGCGCCGCCCTGGGCGCCATAAACTAAAAGCCCGCCGCCTTGAGCATTAGGACTTAAGCAGAGAAAATGATTTGGGCCAGTAATAGGCCCATCATAATCACAAAAGTTAGTGTTGAAAGGGCCGGTACCAGAATTTACAAAAGGAGGAAGGCCAAGACCTTGAATGGTTAGGTTTAATTCGGTAATGCCTACACCAAAGACACCACCGGAAGCAGGGCCGGAATCGAGCATGGCAGGTGAACCAGAACCTTGGCCAATATACTGCGGGACATGCCCTTGTGACCAAGGACCAGCCTGAAGAAGCGGAGATTGGGCAAAGGAAATGGCCGGACAAGTTAGTAAAATATTAAATAATACAATTTTATTTAAAAGATTGTTTTTCATTTTTTAAACTCCATTATTTAATATTTTAGATAACTTATTTCTACCATAGGTGATATTGGTTGCTATTCTTATTTCTGGATTTTTAAAAGTCCAACATTCGCCTGAATGGTCTAAAAATACTACCCAAAAGTAGTGATTTTCAATTCCTTGGTCATCGATGAAATGGGCGAGACCTGGGCCTTTTGGAGTTAGTAATGGTATTGGAGGGTTTATTCTTGTTAGAGACATGATAGGGGTTGTACTGCCTTTTTTGCCTTCGTCTTGCTCGCCGTACTCGCTGAGTGTCGGTGCCTCGGAGAAGATTGCGCCTACGATGCTAACCTTCGCCAAGTTCGCCGACCTTGCCGGTCGGCTCACTAGGCTGCGGTAGACGCATCGTGACGGCGCAACTTCTAACCGGGCACCTTGACTTGCCTGCGGTGCTTTCCCGCTCCTACGTCGCTACGGGTCGCCCGCCTACGGCGGCCGCCCTTCGCTAGTAGTCTGCGGGCACCTTCGGCAAGTCAACACTCATCTCCGTGCGACTGCGCAGACTACGGCAAGCTGGAAAGGGGTAAAAGATAAGTGATTTTTACATTGCATTGTCGTATTCTTTGTCTTCTTCGTCTTCAGACTCAATGCAAAGGTCTTCGATTTGGGCTTCTACTCGGCAGACTTTGCCCTCGGGCGTTTCAGAGTGCGAGCAGCAAGTAACGCGGGCCATAAAATGGCCGTGGAAAATGGCGCCCACGAAAGCCTCGGTAGGGTCGAGGTTTAGTTTGGCAAACTCGTCCTGAGTAAGACAAATTCGGAGGCCGCACGGATACTCAGGTGTGGCCAACTTTTCCATGGCTTTATCTTCAGGGTCTTTGGGGAAGAGCCACGGGCTGTTGTCGATTTTTTCTTCGTCGGTAAGTTCCATATTGTGAAGTTCCATGAAGGCCATGGCTTATACTCCTGTAGGGGCCGCGAGCGGTGCAGAAGGGGACGCGGTAGGATTACCGCCACTGGGCTGTTCTCCGGCACCGATCGGAGCTTCGGTCTGGCCGTCATTACCAGCCATTTCTTGCTCATGCCGCGCATGCATCTTATGCATTTCTTCCATATGCTTGGAATGCATCTCAGCGTGGGCCTTCATGTGGCGGTTATGCATTTCATGGTGTTCAAGTTCATGGCGGCGATGCATTGCCATCATTTCCTTGGAATCACCTTCTTTGACCTCGTGGTACTCTTTTTCATGGCGCGCGGCCACGGTGCGGTGTTCTTCGCGGTTCATGGCATGCATATTGCGGCGGTCATCTTCGTGCCGCTTATTCATCGCCGTGCGCTCAAAACCATGCCGCTCTAACATGCCGCCGCCCGGCCCATCTTTACTGGGCGCGGGCTTTTTATTGTCACGCGAGGCGTCCTCAACATTCTTCATTACTGAGGGCTCTTCTTTTTCTTTCATTTTTTGGCCCGGCTTATCGCTGGGCTTATTATACAAGCTTTTGCGGCCCGCTTTCTTCTCTTCTTCCTTTGCCATGGTACTTAACTCCGATAAAGGGAACGAGAAGGTTTCTTCTTGGCCCCAGAATGATTCCAGCCTTCCATAGTTTTAGCCCGAATGGCGTCGTTGCGCACTTCGGTATTTTTACTATGGAGGGCTTTTTGTAATTTGCTCATTGGAATTTTTTCATCTTTGGGGACGCCAAGTTCTTCGTGGAGCTTGCCCTTTTTGCCGCCCGGATGAAAATTGTCAGTTTTGGCCCATTTCTTTGCCATGAGGGTTACTCCTTATAAATGGATTTTCGGCCCTTTGAGGGTTTCTTCTCGGGGAGTTTTCCGGGCTTATCGGCGGCCACAAATTCCTTTGCAACCGACTTTGAAACCCCGTCAACTCCCTTTGAAGAAGATGCAGCGGCGTACATTAGCCGCCGCTGCGCTTCAGACTTCATAGGCATTAGTTGGACCGAAACCAAGTAGAAAGGGCCGCAACGTAGGTCATGCAAAGGGAAACGTTGGCGACGCCAGCGGTCGGGCCGTTGGTAACGGTCTGGCCAGTGTTGGGGGCGAAGGTGAGGGCGGTAGTGGTTTGGGTGGAAAGGAAGCAAACGCGCTGGCCGTCGCCAGGAATAGGCGGCAGGTTCAAAGTAACAGAGGCGGCGGTGCCAGCAGGCTGGCCGAAAACATTGGTGGTGGAATTGCCGAGGGTGGCGGTGAAAGTAGTGGTGTTGAAGGCCCCGAGATTGAGGTAACCCTGGACGCCATTAATCTGGGCCGCGCTTACGTAGAAATTCTGGGCGCGCGGAACACCGCCAACAATATCCTGAAACAGGTCGGTCGGGCCGACGTTGTTAACAGTCGGGACAACCGGGCCGGTAATAACACCGTTCGGAGTGGCCGCAACGAGAAGGCCGATAGTGGCCAAAGCAGCTACGGAACTGATAATGGACTTGTAATTCATTTAAATTCTCCAAGAATGAAACTGTGATTAAGCAATGCGGCTGAAGGTCATGTAAGAGCCGATGGCAATAGTAGTTGGAGTGGCGCCCGAGACATTCTGCGCGGCCTGAAGGACAACAGTACCGGCGGCAGAAACAATCAAGGTGCCCTGGATAGTGGCAACCGTTGCGGCGACCGTGGCCGCGATTTGATTACCGGCAAATACGGTACTATTAGCCTGGGCTTCAGAGGTAGTGGTGCTGAAGACAAAAGAATCAGCAAGGAATAGAGACGCCGTTGCTGTACTGCCAGAACCGAGGCTTACCTTCAACCCGCTGGCCACCGGCGCAGAGGTTGACAAGTAAACATCAACCATATAAGTACCGGGCTGAAGCGTAACTGTCATACCGGGGACAGAAGCAAGAACAGTTGTCGTGGTGGCGGTAAAAAGAGCAGTGCTAACCGCACCGACCGTCGAACCGACAGCATCATTGGCCACTAGGTTAGCAATGGCCTGTGTCGTAGTAACTGTGGAAACCGGGGAAACATCCGCGATGGAAACAAGTTCATTGCCCACCAAGTTAGTTACTAAAATTGTGCCCGGAACTGAAGGAACTGCCATGAGAGTATTCCTTAAACAGGAGATGGAGTAGAAATGCTGAGGGCCGCGCCGCCCGTGGCCGAAAGTCTATACTGGACATTTGTGCCAAACTTTATGCAGTTAAGACGATACGCGACGCCCTTTTCAGGCTCGTTAATAAATGTGGAAGTGGTGCCCGTGGTGAAGGTCTGGACAACAAGCCAAGTCAGGCCACCGTCTTTAGACTTTTCTAAATTCACAGTGCTAGCAATGCTGATGCCGGCGCCCGTAAAGGTGGCATTTGCATCGGTGCCGGTAACTGTGATGGCATTGCCGGTTCGGGCAAAGCTAAGAAATTCGTCAAGGGGCGCGGGC